AAACCTCGGGCTTGCCGGTCAGCCAAGCGTCCTGAGGGCCGACGGCAACGAGTTGGACAACACCTCCCGACATTTAGTACTAGCTCATATTTTTTTAGTTGACGGAAACCGTGTTAAAAGATGAAGTCCCCATGGCTGGGTCCGCCTTTTTTGGGGCGGCCAGTGAGTATGCCAAAGGATTCTTTTCGAGCTGCTGGATAGCAATATCCAGAAACGCGCTTGATGCGCGCGGATTGGGGTTCGACTTGAATTCGTTGAGTGGATCATCAAACTCTGGAGGCACGACGCCACGTCCCTGGTTCGACCCTGTGATGGCCATGGGTCCTGGCTGTTCGGGCCGAGACTCGATGCGAAGCTGGGTCGCAGCGCCCACCTGGTTCACTGGATCGTTGCGAACATTCATACGAGCGGCGTTCGCGGCCCGATCGGGCTTGGTTCGGTACCCTGATGACCGAGTCAGGTCCGTGTCTGTGTAGCACGTCTTGCCCTCTGCATACGGCTGAGACACGTTGTATTGCGGAGGCCCGTCTGAGAGGGTATCCGTGCGTAGACCCGTCTCTCCGCGAATTGTGGGTTTCTTGGTCTTGAGGAAATTCGGACGACCCTCGGCACCAACCAGTGCGCTCTGAGCACCGCCACCTCCATACGCGGCGGGATCACGGAACGCCGTCTTTGTAGCGGCAGCTTGGTGTGTGATATCACCGATATATGCGGCACCTCCGTTCTTAACCACGGGGTTGGGGGGTCCGTCACGACCTTCAAGTGTCGTGAGGCGCTCCTCGTTAATGTTTGTTGGCAAAGCACGAAAGTAATCGTGGAACCCTCCAGCCGCCATCACGTTGGGGCCGACGCCAAGACCGGGGCCAATGTTCATGGGAGTCTCGAGAGGGGACAAATTGTTTTGCTTATTCGTCACATATTCGCGGTTGTACAAGTCATAAACTGGCTGACCATAAGGGAACCGAGAATTTGTCGGAGTCACGTCCTGAAGGTTCGGGACGGCATCCTTGGGTTGGAGGCGCCAATCGTGAATACGGCGTCCAAAGTCTGGATTTGTGTTCCGGAGATCGAATGCATCTGCGCGGTGACCGACTGAATCAGCCATCATATCAACTTGGCGGCGAGTCAAGGGGGGTTTCGTGGTTGTTGGTGGGGGTACCGACGCCATGGGAGTCTTGTCAGACTCTGCGAGCGTCTTCCCAGCAAACACAAGACCAACGACGGCGGCTAAGGCCAGGGGATCCATCGTATTGATATTAATGTATCTTTTTTTTGGCCTAGGGAACACAGGGCGGGGGAACCTTCGGCCTTGGGGAGGATTTACCGGTTCCACGTCTTGTTATCCTTGGAGTAATATCGCTGAGCAAAACGGTCATTCTGATACTCTCCAAACGTGTTGATCGGGTTCCACTCAAGCACGCGAAGAGGCAGTGTGACGTACGTATTGGGGAAATCGTAGGTTTGCTCGGACCAGCCCTTCTTCCACGACGTGGTTGGCTCTTCGCGGAGGCTGCTCTCCACCATCGTCTTATCTTCCAGAACGACCTGCGCTGGGCCGTACCATACGCCCTTCTCGAGCGTCAACGGGCTTATGTCCAGTGTCGGCATTATTATTCTATTCGTATATTTAATTTCCGCCGCGCATTTGAGGACGCTCTGGGAACTTGGAATAGAAGCGATCTGGATCGCAACCGGCGCCACCCTGGTCATTACACTTGGCAGAGAATGGCTTACCATAGGCCGCCTGAGCGAACCCCGTTTGGTCGTTTGGAATCGTTGTTGCGGGCATGGAGTAGAAATTGCGCTCGGCGTCGCGTTGACGCTCGAACGGGTGAATTTGACTCCATGCTTCTTGCACCTTGGAGCGCACGCTGGGATACCACGCCGCTGCTGGCCGATCCGGATTGTCCACGTAATCACTCAAAAGCACATTGCCCATAGAATTCTCCGTTGTTGGAAGAGTCACATTCGGTCGGAACACTGTTGACTGACGAGCATCTCCAATAGTTGTCCGAAGAGCTCCACCGTCCTTTATCATGTTCGTGGTCCACATGTAGTATAAAATGCCGAGTGCTACTCCACCGAGTGCAAAGATGCGCGAGTCGCGGTTGATGAGGTACACAACACACATGGCATATAGAATGAAACGGGCTGTTGCGGAAACGCGCTGATTCGCCGTCTGTGTCGCCGTCGGCCAAAAATTCAAAAGGTCACTCGACTTGAAAACGTCCTTGGGATCCATATACTTCTATTTACGAATATTCTTTTTCTTCTTCCCTGAAGGAGGGAGGGCTCGACCGGGGCTCGCCCCCGTCCCGCCACCGAGTAGGGCCGCGAATGGGTTCCCTGCCCCACCACTCATCATCTGACTGAGCATACTATTGACGCCGGCCATTAAGGACGCCTCGTCGGGCTGGCCGTTCGGTCCGAGCTTCATGTTCTTGGCACAATTCTCGGCGGCCGCCTCAATCGCACTGAGCGTCTCTGGTGGAAACATGCTCATGGTTGTTGAAATCATGTACAGAGATGAAAGATACTGCCAAATAGCCTGCTTTGTGTTGTCCGAACAATCCTCACGCTTCCAAATAACGTGAAGGTTGAGACTCTTTGCAAACTCATTCTGTTCGCAAAAAAAAGACTCATCATGGGCTGACATTTGACCGGCCCACGGTGCAACCTGTTTCATAAACACCGAACAGTTTACTGGTGTCTTCGAGGGCTCATCGGGGAAGGCGCGTGCAAGCTCGCCGATGAACTGACCCATCATTTCATCAAATGCTTTTACGGTCGTCATATACTCAAACTCAAGGACGCAGTCCTTAAGTTAAAAAGGTTCCTTCAAAATGGGTCCTGAATCTCCCTGACCTTGGCTGACTATAAAATACACGAGCACAGCAACCAGGAAAGCCGGCTTGAAATAATCTGAATTTTTCAATTTCTCTTCATTATTCATCTTTGATTTAATGAGTACGTATCCGGCGACAAAGGCCGCGGCGATAACGGCGGCACTCATAGGTTCACGAAAGTACTGATCCATGTGTTATTATTATGAGTGGTTTAATTTCTCAATACGAGAGGGCGCATCTGCAAACAAGGACTCGCCCTCTTCGGGTGCTGGAGTCGCCCCTGGGACGCTTGGGGGAGTCAGCGAGTTGTTGACCGTGACGGCCGTATCAACACCACCGGGGGTTTTTCCAAACTCCATGTTCCCCGTGTTTTGGGGGAGGGAATCAATGTTTCCTTCCTCGGGCACATCGTCTGCTAGGTCAGGGACGTCCTCGTCCTCCTCACCGCCCTCCTCATCATGGTCCATGTCCAAGTCATCACCGGCGGCCGGGAGGGGCAAGTACGTGTTCAAAATCTCCGCAGTTGGAATCAAGTCTTCAATGACCTCTCCAATTTTCTTGTAAAAACGAGCTGACAGAACCTCTTTACGCTCCTCCTCGGGCTTGTTGTCCACGATGATACTGGGACTTTCATAGAGATCCTTGGCACACGCCTCGTAACACCGCTGGACAAAGACGTCATTCGCGGGGAGCTTGATGCTAATCTTCTTTGACTTGCGGTCGGTCCGGATCGCACTCAAAATCTTGACGTGAATAACAAAGACGGCCGCCAACAGGTTCGGAAACAGGGACTGGTTCTTGATGATGGCTTCCGTATTTTTGAGTGAAATTGAAGAGTTCCACGTCTTGACGCCCCGGAGGAGCTCCTGGAAGACTCGCGTCGTGTTCTTGCCCTGGGACTCCTTCTTGGCTTCGAGCCATATTTCCCAGAATGCCTCAATCATCACGGGAATCATGGCGTCACATAGCTTCTTGGTGAATCGACGCTCGGACTCGTTCAACAAGTCCATTTTAGTACCAGGTGAGAGTAAAACTTTAACGTTTTTTCGTAATCTTGAGTTTCTCTGCAGTCTTTTTGAGGTTGACGAGACTTGGAAGGTACGTGCCTGGATCCACCTCTTCCTTTTCCATTTCCGTTTCTAAAAGGACAACCTTTGTCCATTGAACACGTATATCCAAGGGTCCTACGAGATTCACAATGTACCCGAGTCGTTGGAGCTGGCGACACATGTACCCGACAGTCGAGGGGAGGTCGTACCTGGGAAACCCAACCACAAACGGAGGGACGGTCAGGATAGCATCCTTGTTCCCGAGTTCTGAAGAGACTCTAATTTTCCTGCAAAATTGCTCAAGAAGAGCACGATAATACTCTTTTTTAGCATTTTCTCGCTTCTTTTCCGAGGCGACGAGCTGCTTGGCTGACAATGCCATCTAGTTTAACTGATGAATTTTGGAGAGGAGTGGTTACGCGGGGGTCTCGACCGGTCCTTTCAGGACCTCGTCTGCAAATTAGTCTGATTCACAATCATGCCCTGGTTATACGCAGTACTGATATTCGACAGGTTTGGTTGAGGAGGCTGGTTCTTGTACCCCTGGAGCGCCCCCTTGAACTGAGAGTCGAGGTTCTTGACAACGTCCGTCCACGGCTGATACACGTCGGGTTTATACCCAGCAGTCGGATCGACCGTCACCGAGTCGCCAATCTTCAAGATATCGACAGACCCATTAGTATTCACCTTGGCATTGACGTCGTACTGGGTTCCCAGAAAGTGCTTCGTGTCGAAGAACAGAATACGGGACGTGTAGCTCCCGTCGGGCTGGATATTCACAAACAGTGTATCGATGGGTGCCATGTCCGGCTTCATAGACTGGACCTTTTCTATAATTGCCTGAACAATCATAGGGGGTACTGGGGCGTCCAGGTTGACGTCACCTGCCGCGTAGGTCGACACGGTCGCACCCTGGCGTCCGTTCATTATGAAAAACAGTATCATGATGACGAGGATCAGAACCACGAGATCCTTCATTACTTTACGCAAACAAAAAAGGTCTGGGGACTGCGCTCGCTGGCCCTCTCCAAAAAACCTGACCTAGAATAGATGGCGCTTCTGGTGTATTCAGACAAGTGCAAATTTTCACAGGAAATTATAGGTTTCATCAAGACCCAGCCTGCTCTTATTGAGATTGTCAGGTTCCATAACGTCACGACGAGTGGCGTTCCCTCGAAGAAGATTACAAGGGTGCCCACCCTGGTCACAAACGAGGGGCAAATGTGCGTCGGCGGCGAAGTCAGGGCGTGGCTCGAGTCTATGATCCCAACTGAGTTTGAGTCATGGGACTGTAGTGGCGGTCTGTGTCAGAACCTCGATGGGACGGACAATCCTGGAATGTTCGAGCTCGACAAGTACGGTGAATCTCTCCAGCCTATTTTAACACCTGAATTGGAAGAGAGAATAAACATGAGTGTGACGGATGCGTATCAGTCGAAGAGGCAGGGCTAGAAGACCAGTCGAAGGGCTGCTACGCAGCCCGCTTCGACTGTGATAAGGAAGGGATCACGAGTCCGAAGGACTCGGTCTTAAAGATTTCACGCACTTTGAAATGTAAGATGCATTTTCGCACAATTCAGGCGTCAGCTATAAAGTCCGTCTTTGAGGTCCTGAAAGATATCATCAATGACGTGAATGTTTATTTCACTGCGAAGGGTATTCACATCTTGACGCTTGACACTGCTCGTGTGACCCTGGTTCATATGGACCTCGGTGCCGAGAACTTTGAAGAGTACGAGTGTTCCAAGGAGATTGTGGCTGGTCTGAATATGGCGAACGTGTACAAGCTCCTCAAGTCCGTGAGTGGCCAAGACACCTTGTTTGTCCGTATTGAGGGTCGAGACTATATGGAGATTTTCATAGAAAATCCAGACAAGAAATCTTCGACGAATTTCAAACTGAAATTGCTTGACATTAATGAAGACATACTCGAGTTTCCAGATATTCACATGAATGTAGTGACAACACTACCCGCCATTGATTTCCAACGTATTACAAGGGACATGAGTAACCTCGCGACCGAGATGGATATCATCAGAGACGGAAACACACTCGAACTCAGTTGTCGCGGGGACTTTGCCGACCAGAAGACGGTCATCGAGTTTCCCGAGTCTGTGAAGCGGACTGGAAGCACATTCAGTCTCAAGTATATCAACCTGTTTACAAAGGCGACAAACATGTGTTCGAGCGTTCAGCTTCTCCAGGATTCCGAGAATGAGAATATGCCAATTATTTTTCGATACACAATTGCAAACCTCGGGGACCTTCGGTTCTACTTGGCACCAAAAATTGAAGCTTAAAATTAAAAGGTTTAAATTATAAAAAAATGGAAGCAAGGTACGAGGAGCGAATACGTGCGTGTACGTCAGAGGAGGAACTCGCGGAATATCTCCTTTCGTGTGTTCCCGTCATAAAGGAATATACGAGCGGAGCAGAGGGGGGCACATCAACGAAAAAGGTTGCTGGAGTACAAATATCATCTCGAAAAGGTGTTCAAAGAAACGATATTTATAAGAAATATATCAAAGAGGTTGAGGATGGGTACGAC